ATGATGCGCCGGCAACTGAGAGCATACGTGCTCGTAGAGCAGGTAACGATCGTATCTACCGACAACAACACCAAGTACGGGGTCAACATCCGTTTTAGGAATGGCGGACAAACGCCCGCGATTGATCTGAAGGTCATCGCGAATTGGCAAACCTTCAATGTTGGCGACAACAAAATTCCGCAGCTCCCGCAACACCAAGCCCGTCCCTTCTCCATTTTACCAGGCGCCGAAAGAGACAAACTTATCGGCTGGATGCCAGCAGCTCACGCCGCAGAACTCAATGTAGGGATGTGCCAAATGGACGTTATCGGCATCGCGACCTACGAAGACAATTTTGGTGGCCAACACACAATCCATTTTCGCTACGAAGGCGGCGGCGATCACCAATTCAAACTCGGCTCAGAACTCGCGGCACACGCAGTAGGCAACTACGAAATCGAAAAGCTTGACGCATATCCTTCGGCGCGACGGTGAAGTTTGTTCGGGGTGTCCAGCTCTACACCACAGCTTAGAAGGCTTGTGGCGCTGGAATGCGGCCTTCCGAGCCGCCCGGCTTTCCGGGCGGCTCTTTTCATTAGGCCCAGATGATTAGTTCCCGAGCTGGCACGCCCTCACCGCCGGCGACGGAGTATTTCAAGCTGGCTTCATCATGCTGAAACGCACCGAAGATTTCACGGATCTCCGGCCGGTCGTTGATCGAGAGGATGAAGCTGCCTTTGAGGCGCGTCAGTCGCTTGGCCATCAAGGCAAACTGATCACGGCCGAACAAGCTCTTTCCATAGTCACCCTCGCTGCCAAAGTAAGGCGGATCGAGATAGAAGAGCGTCCCCGGCCGATCATACCGATCGATGAAATCCATCCAGTCGAGATTCTCGATCACAACGCCGGCTAGGCGTTCATGGACATCTTCCAGGAGCGGTGCCAGCCTGGTCAGATTAAACCGCGCACCGCGCTCGGTAGACACTCCGAAATTCTGACCTGCCACCTTTCCGCCGAAGGAAAGCTTCTGGAGGTAGATGAACCGCGCTGCGCGTTCCAGATCAGTCAGGGTGGCGGGATCGCAGGCCTTTAGCCGCTCGAACTCGCGCCGGCTGGTCACCTGAAACTTCAGCGTGTCCATGAACTGCGGATAGTGCCGCTGCAGGATACGAAAAAGGTTCACCACCTCACCGTTCCTGTCGTTGATGACTTCGATCCTCGGAGCGCTGCGCCGTCTGAAGAAGACGCCGCCCATACCTACGAACGGCTCCGCGTAGAGCTTATGTGGCACCTCCGCGATCATCTTCACGAGGCGCGGAGCGAGCGCCCTTTTTCCGCCGATCCATGCTGCCGGCGGCTGTGTATTGGGGACTTCCCGCCACCCTTCATTATTCACCATTTCAAATATCTCTCGACTCAGTCACTGGAGTCCCGCCCTGCAGGGTACGGGTGCGACGGTTATCGACTGTTGCTGTCGGACGGGTCTGGTCGCCAAACTTAGGCCCGTCTCCGGGTGAATTGACACCCGGCACTCGCTGTTCATTTTCGCTTATGCTGCGACGGGATAGAACGTCGCCTTCTGTTTCTGAGGTATCCCAGAGACAGTGCGCAGGATGCCGTGTAAGGCCGGGTGGATGAGATCGCTATTCATGCCATGGCCCAGGAGGGTCGCATTGTCCTGGACAGCCGTCGCGAGGATCTCCTGTACCTTGTAGTCCGCCGAGCCGTCGCCGTGGTCCGTCTTGCCGTTGACCGTGCGGCTGGTCCAGAGGCCCGGCTGATACTCGAACATAATGCGGGAGCCGAGAGGCACCGTGGACGGCAGTCGGATCGTGTCCCACGTGGTCACCCCGTCTTGGTTGCCGGGATGGCCCACCACGTTTCCCAGCGGAAACATCTCGGCCGCCGGTCCCTTCGTCGGGTCGGCGTCGGACATGAAGGCCGGCACCATGTCGATCACTTTCGCATAGCGGGAGCTGGCCTTGATCAGGTCGTTGACCGCCTTCAGCGTGCCGGTCACCGGGTTCCAGAGGGTGGACACCGAGTAGCCCGCCACCGTCCGGCCGGAATCGTTTGAGGTGAAGGTCGGCTGAAGCGTCACGCCGACGACGTGGGTGCCGGCGCCGTAGCGCGTCTTCACCCTATCGACCAGGCCAAACTTGCGGTTCGCCCATGTGCTTGCCGTGGCGTCGTTGTCATTGCGCCCCGACTGGTCGAAGACGAACGTCCAGGGGTTCAAGCCGCCATTATAGGTGTTCTTGACGATGTCGATGAGACCCCATCTGAGGGTGGCGGACGTGGCAAGCTCTTGCGCCGATTTCGTGCCCGGCACACCCATGATCAGCGGCATGCATTCGCCCCATACCGGATCGGGAACGTCGAGCCAGCGGCGCCACACGCCCATATTGCCGCGCGCATCGGCCGATGCGGCAATCTCCTGGCGCTCGATCAGGCTGTCGCAAAGCACGAGCGGCACCGGCCGCCCGTCCCATCCCTTGGCGAAGATCATCGCCGGACCATAGGCCAGCGGCTGCGAATTCGTCACGTTGCCGACAGTGTTGTAGAAGCCGTCCGGGTCTCTGTCTGGCGTGCTGGGCGCATCTGCCGCCGCCAAGGCACGAACGGACGCAAGGTCCGCTGCGGCCCAATATTTCTCGTTCCGATGGCGCTGGATGCGATAGCCGCCGATATAGGTGTTTCCGACCGTGCCGTGCCAGATGGTACGGATGCCGAAAATGGAACGCCTCGGCAGAGCCGCCGGCAGAGTGACTTCACCCCAGACGATGCCGGTCGCAGCCGTCGCAGCCGCTGCCGCAACACCGCCGAACAAGACGGGGTATTCGTTGCCGCCCGGATGCAGGAAGAAGACTTCGTCGATCTGCATCGCCGCATTCGGATTGACCGTTTCCTGCGGCGCGTTGCCGCCCTGGGTCACGCCGAAGCCGACGAAAGGAAGGAGAAAGCTGTTGGTGGGATAGTCGGGCGAGCCGAAATAGAGTTCCGAGCCCTGATAGTTGAGGCCCGCCGCATAGGTCTGCGTAAAGCCGCCCATCCACTGGACGCGCGTTGCCGCCGGCATGTAGCGGTTCGGGTCGGGAACCCAAGGCGGCGGCGCTTCTACGCCAAAGGCGCTGGCAGGCGTGACGATCCCCCGCGAAATCGGCCGATCGGAATAGCTGACGAGAGACGGACGCCGGTTGGCGAGCTGGGCCATTCCTATTCCTCCCAGCCGATCGCCGCAACCGCCTCGGCCGAGGCGGCAGCCATCACCTGGGCGCTAAGCTGCCCGAGCTTGGTCTGGCAGATGAGGACATGCGCCTTGCCATCGGCGCCGGCCGCCTGGATCTGCGCGGCCGAGTGCGCGCGGAAGGCCCAGGCGCCTGTTTCATCGGCGCACCAGAACGGCGTAGACCATTCGGCCGGCTGATCGGGCAGAAGTGAATCGGTCACCGACCCCATCATGTTGATCTGATCGGTGACCTTGGACGGATATTGATGTTCGTCTCCGAGGGCCGAGGAGGAATAGCCCGACAGGATCGCCTCGGCACACGCGGACGTCAGCAGTGCAATCTGTGTCTCCTTCAGCGCGACCAGGTCGTCGGCTTCCGTCTTCAGCCGCCAGCCGCCGGCGTCCTTCACCAGCTCGGCGTCGAAGCTGCATTCCAGCTCCTGGCGGCCGGCGCCGGCGACTGCGTATTTGCGCCCGTCCTCGCCGACAAAAAACGTGTCGAGCGAGACGAGATCGACAATTGCTTCACCATCCCAACCGAGCCGATCGACGGGCAGAGAGGCAAGCGCCTGGTCGATGGCAACAGCGCCTTGCGGCGCCACCAGATCACCCGAAAGGACACGTGCAATTAGATCGTTTTCAAGGACGGCGTAGCTCATGCGGAAATCCCAATCTTGTAGGGCAAGGTCATGTAGTAGCTCGAAGCACCGGTGGATGTGCCGCCAACGATGAAGTCGAAACCGTAACGCGTTGGAGTCCCGGAACTTATGAGCTGCACACTGTCATAGTCGGACGTGACGTTTGCGGTGGTCTGCTCAAGAGCGATCTGGGCCGGCCTTCGACCCCAATTGAGACTGATAGCGTCAGAGACAAAGCCGATCCCCGCGTCGGTTGACATCACCGGCGTCGTGCGCTGGGCGGTAGCGTTCATCCGGTTCGTATTCTTCAGCGGCACGACGGTCGGCACGTTTCCGGCGCTGGTCACCACGCGCGCAAGGATCATGTCGTCATATGTCGTGTCGAAGTTGGTCGCGCCTTCCACCAGGGCGCTCGGGTTATAGCCGGCGTTGGACAGATCCTTGAGGGAGAGCGTCTGAACACCCGTCAGCACGTCGTAGGACAGCCGCAGGTGATAGGTCTTGCTCGCGGCGGTGGCGAAGGTGCGGGCCGCAAGATTGAGAGCCGATAGGTCGAGCGTCTTGAACTGCCGCCAGATCCATTTGAAGGGTGTGACAACGACCTGGCCCGCCGAACTGGTGATGGCGGCGACATTGTTGGCCGTCAGGATCGTCGGGAAGACGTTTAGGTAAGAGATGGTGTCGTTGTCGACAGGGCCGGTATAGGCCGCAAGCCGCGAGGTCAGCACGTCCGCCAGCGTCTTCGGACTGATGATCTTGTTGAGCAGCAGGCCGGCGATTGCCTCGGCAGTCGAGGCGAAGGGATAGGCCGCCTCGACATCGGCGAAGAGCGCATCCATCATGATGCCGATCGCCTGATAGAGCTGCGTCCAGTCGGCTTCGCTAGGCGACAATCCGGCCATGGCGCAAACCTTCATGATCTCTTCCTGGACCATGTTGAGGTAGAGCGCGGTAAGCTCCGTTCCTTCGACGCCGGCTCCAAGGTTTTCATCGCGGAAGCCACGCCGGCCGCCGCCAATATCTATTGTTCCCGCACCGTTGACGCGATCCATTTAGGCCTCTCCATAGGCAAAAGTGACTTGAGTGTGAGCGGGCTTGACGCGACGGATATCGCACTCGATCGACGACAGCTGGAAGCTACCGAGCCTCTGACCAGCGCGGCCGCTGCCCGCCTTGAGGTTGACGACGGTGACCAGTCCGGGGACGTGGACACGGAAGACGAACTGGCATCCCTCCGACCGCACTGGCCGGCCAGCTCGCATGCTGCCCGCGCGTGACGGCCAGAATTCCTCGATCGTGATCGAGACGCCGAGATTGGCGGCCAGCTGGACGAGATAGGGGATCGACTGCCCCCCGGTCGCTGTCCAGCGCTGATGGGCAAGCTTCTGCCGGTCGGCGACCGAAAGCCCGCCGAGATCCCGGCCGCACGGGTCGGGACCAAGTACGCGCTCGAAATCCGCAAGGAGGTTGTTGGCGCTGCGAGGATCGGCCTCGACCATCATGGCTTCGGCGCCGACCTCGATGTCGGCGATCGGCGCGGCGGCCGCCTCAAGGACGGCGTCCAGGACGCCGCCCCGGAAGCCGAACGCAAAACCGGTCGGCAGCTTTGAAATCAGGCTTTGAAGGATCGTTGAAGCCAGCCGCGCCATTACGCATCCTCGAAGGTGATCGGGCCGGCGACCGGATATTCTGTTCGCTCCAGGGTGAAACGCGCAGCCGGCAGGTCCAAATCATGGGCATATTCGCCAGCGGCGGCCGAGATCGCCTCGGAGATCCTCGACGGCTCGATCACAGCGCCGATCGGGCTGGCATTCTGCTCATCGTCTTCGTCTCCGATCGTCGCGACGAAGCGCTGCCAGGCGTCGGTCACGGCGGCACGGGTGATGACGGTATCGGGCCGGAGGCGGATGGTCAGGGGCAAAGTGCGAAGGACACCGGGCACGACGATCACCCGCGCCGTCACCGGCCGAGTGCCGGTCTGACTACCGACGCCGCCGAGATATGCCTGGATGACATCAATCTCCGCCGAGGACGGAACGCGGGCGGTGCCGTCGTCGTTCTTCATCAATACGACGATCCCGACCGAGCCCCGGCCGACCCAGTCTTCAATCACGCCGACAGCTTTGACCGAGACGACTTTGCCAACCCATGTCGGATAGTCGAAGGCAGCGCCGCCGTGCGGCGGCTGGCGAATGCGCTCCAGCGTGGCGGCCTGGATCTCGGCGGGCTCTGCCTCGTCAGCGCCACCGACGAAGGCGGCCGCGATCGTCGCCTTCGAGATCTCCGGGAACGGCGTCACGACGGTCACCCGGACGCCGCTTTCCAAGTTGCCCGCCGTCCCGGCCGCGACCGCAGCCGCAGCAACGGTCACCGTTCCGCCGGCGCCGATCGCCGCGACGGCCGTGGTTTGATAGATGACCGCGTTCGACGCAGAAAACTGCAGGCCGGAGGGCAGCGGCGCCCCGGCGACACCCTCAATGAGAATGCTGCCGACAGCGTTTGTAGCTCCGCGCTGCTCGACACCCCAGATAGCGGCGTGACGGAGAACGTATTCCTCTTCCGCCGTGTCAGGAAAATACTGCCGTCCCCACCATGCCAGATGATCATGGACTTCGCGCAGCTCCAGCGAGAAGGCGCGGCCGATCTGAGCGAAGACACCGCGCACCGATCGGACGGCGCGCGAGACGGCAGCGGCGTCGGCATCCGGCCGCAGCCGCAAAATGCCGGCCTCAATCGTGCCGGCGATCTTGGCGGCGATGACCTTTGCTGTCGGGATCGGCCAGGGCATATCAGGCCTCCACGCGGCGGGAAAGCATTACGCTTTCGTCCTGGACCTGTACGCGATAGCCGAGGATGCCAGCGCCAAGCCATGCCACCTCGATTTCGGCGGGTTCACCCGTTTCGACCTTTGCCCAGGCAAGGCCTTCCTCAAGCCAGAATGTGCCGAGCTGCCGGGTTGTTTCGGTCTGTTTGGCGCGATCGAGCAGCCAGAAGCGGCAACCGGTTTTGTCGCCGTAAGGATCTAGCGCATCGCCGGCGCAGCCGCGACGTTCCGAGAAGGACGCCGGCGCCAGAAACTGCGATCGGCCTTCAGGCAAGGGATCATCCGCAGCCGCGCGCCGGTCGAGCCCGATAGACAGCAGGATGGCGGGGATGGGTGTCTCGTCGAGAGCGAGATCATAGTCGTCGCCCAGCGCAAGGTCGCAGCGGCGCGCATCACGGTCATATCTGAGGGCGAGATCGAGAAACATGGCGCGACGTTATCGCGCGCGCGCAAGCTACATCATGCCCGCCTTGGCGGGCGGGTCTCAGTTCGAGGGCACGTCAGTATCGTCACCGCCGACAACGACGCCGCCGTGAACATGGGTGGCGCCAATGTTCTTGCCATTGTGCTTGACGTGGCCGCCCGTGATATCGACGCCATCGGCCGAGACGACGAAGGTCACGCCGCCGACCTTGACGCGGACGGACGTGCCGGCCTGCGCTTCGATCGTCCCGTCTTTCGAGATCGTAAAGCGGTCGCCATGCTGGTTATAGGCGCCGATCTCGCCTTCATCGAGCTTTCCAAGCCGCTTCGAAGGATTGGAAACCGGCAATACGACCAGGTCGCCTTCATCCGAACCAACGGCCAGCACGATCGCCAGGGCGCCGTCCTCGGGAACATGCGAGGCGAAGCCGTATGGCTGCAAGATCTCGACGTCATCACGCCAAACGCCCTCGGCGACTTCCACCGAGGCGGTCTGCGTCTGGCCGTCATCCTTGATGTTCTTCAGCGTCGCCCGGCGGATCATACCGCGCATCTTGCCTGCGGTTTCGTTGTCCATCAGAGCCCCTTCGCGGTCGTATCGAGGCTTCCAGCAGCTGTCTTGCGCCGTGTGCGGTTCGTACGGCGCTTGCCGGTCGGTTCTGCGTCGAAGGCTTCCGGACTCGTGACTGTCAGCTCGCTCACGTCGCCGGCTTCATCGGAGCGATTAGTCACCCTGGCAACCAGCATATCGCGCTCGATGCCCTGGAAGGCGTCGGAGACATAAGCCATCTCATTGACGCGCCAAAGCTCGCCGTTGACGCCAAAGCCCTTGACGGTGAAGGTCACTTCCTCGCTTTCGCCGCGTGCCGTGCGCATCCGCCAGTCCGCCTCATCCTGGGCGGCGGTCGCATCGGCCTTGCTGCGAGCCAGGTGCACGATCGGGCGATAGCGGGCGATCTCGTCATCCGTTGCGATACCCGTTGCGGCCGTGCCCTTGCGCTCCATCTCTGTCGCCCCGCTGGACGCCTGCCGATCGCCGGGCGCCAAAGGTTCGGCGGTCTTGTCTAGCGCCGCAGATCCGGAGCGCGCCTTGCCAGCCTTTTCGCCCTGTCCACGCACGTAGGTCTTCGAATAACGCCCCTGGTGGCTATAGCTCGCCGACGATGCAAGGACGTTTCCCGGCAAGCGCAGATCCGCCGGCGCCCGCTTCTTGCCCGTCCGTGTGATGACGACATTGCCGACACCATCGGAGAGGATCAAGGCATGGCGCGAGCGCGCACCTTTCTCGATCGCGGAAAAGGCAGTCTCGGCAAGATCCAGCCCGTAGCGGGTGAACGGCTCGCCCGTATCGATCTCGCTGCGGACCCCGAGGCCGAAGGGTTCGGCGATGCGCTTGACCGCCTCCTCAAGCTTGACATTGCGAAACTCCGAAGGCCCATCCGTCAGGGCGGCGCAGTCGATCAGATCACCGGTATTGTCACGGCCTGAGATTTCAACGCTGGTCCCGCCTTCGTGGATCTCCGGCCGGACATTCTCGATAGAGCCTTTCAGCACGACGATGCCGTTGATCAGCACATCGCATTCTGGTCCTGGGCGAATATCCGTGATCGCGCCGCCGGTCGCATAATCGAAAGTGCTTAGCGAACGCTTGCTGTCACGCAGCACGAAATTGAACGATCCGGAAAAGTCCTTCAGGTCGCGCGTCACCTCGGCCGAGGTCCACTGGTCGTAGACGACGCCGGCGACACGCAGGGAAATACCTGACTTCCTGGTCATCAGCGCAGCACCTCGACACCGCCGGCCGGCAAGGCTGAAGGATGACGCGGCTTATTCCGGGCGACAATCTCGCGATAACCGGCCTCAATCAGCTGCGGCGTGTCACCGAAGACGTGCTGGGCCAGCAGCCAGGCATCCAGCGGCCGATCGTTCCGGAAGATGACGACCGCCGGCAGTCGGCCGATCGTCTCATTGATATCGGCGATCAAAGCCGCCTGCAGATCCCGCGCACCGCGTCTCAGCGTGGTGCTCTGGACGTCGAAGGCAGAGCCGGAAAAGCTCTCCAGCGTGTCGGTCAGCGTGTCGATCGCGACCGTCGCCCGCGCCCGGAACGCCTGGGCTTCCTGCCGGGAGGCATAGTCGGCAAAGGCGGACTGACTGGCTGTCGCGGCGAGGAATTGCGAGCTGGACGCCAGGAGTAGCGCGCGATCGGCGTCTGCAGGCGCATCCGAGACGGCGCCGACCAGCTGCTCGGCGAAGCTGATGCCGAGATCCATGAGGGCAAGCGACGTGGGCTGCTCGGCCGTGGTTGAGGTCGCGGCGGGAGAGACGGCCGGCGTTTCGGCGTACTCGCCGATCACGGCAGCGGCCGCCATCACAAGATTATCCAGGGCGACGGGATCGGCCGGCGTCGCCGCAGCAATTGCAGCCTTGATGCGCGGCAGTGCCCGCGCCGATCCGGCCGGCGCCGTCAATGCCGCGGCTGTCGAGGTCAGGATGCGATGGGAGCGGGAAACCGCCTTGCTTCGGGTTGCCGACAGGATCGAGGAGACGCCGGCGGCCAAGGCAGACGCTGCAGCCGTGACGGAGCCAATCGCCTCCGACAGCCCGCTGATGCCACCGACGATCGCCGATATGGACGCGTCGATCCGCTTGACCGTGGCCGAGAAGCGCAGAACCCGCAGTTCCCGATCGGAGAAGTAGATCTGCGCCGGCTCCTCCGCGATGACGGTCATCGGGCCGAGCCATGGATGGATCAAGGTGGCGGGGCCGGCTGTCTCGAAGGCCGCCTGCAGCGCGATAGCCTGGGCGCGGTAGTCGTCGCCGACGATCAGGCCGCTGAAGGAGACGACGCCCGGCGCCCGGCCGAAATCGTCATAGTCGGCGGCATCTACGCCGGGGAAGAGATATTCGACGACGCGTCGTCCGACATCGCTCGATGCGTCGGGCACATGAAACGTGATGCCACGAAAGCTGCCGGGTAGCAGGCCGGGAAGAACCCAAGAGATACTGTCGAGCTGCATCACGGCCTCCCGACCGAGCGACCGGTGTTCGCCTTCAGCGGAACAGACGGGTTGTCGCTCTTTACCCCCACGACCTCGCCCGGCCCCTTCACGTTGATGTCGATCTGGCCGGTGATCTTCTGCTGCGCCGGCGCAACCGCAGCTGCGGGGCGGTTGCTGTTTGCAGGAGCACGAGGAAGCGGAGCAATCATGTCATCCAGAGCAGCGTCACGACCGGCGCTCGGATCATCGACCGATCCGGCTGCTGTCCCGTTCGGCAGAGTTTCGCCGGGCGCGTAAGTGTTGCCTTGGAAATAGGACATGGCGGCTTTCACACCATTGATCGCGCTCGCCACTGAATTCCATGCTTCAGCAACGCCCTGCGGCAACAGTTTCTGCCAGTCAACTCCTGCATTGACTGCCACAACTAGGTCCGCCAGCTTGCTGACAACGGTCTCAATAACGGTCGCAAGTCCGCTGATAAGCCGGGTTGCCGCCTCGACGGCGCCTCCCGTGATGTTCCCGAGGAATTTGAAGAAGCCATCGAGCTTGACCTGGTCGAGCCCGATGAGCTTGCCAACAGCGGTCGCCAGTCGATCTAAAGCGCGGCCGATCTCGACCGCCGAGTTGACCGTGCTCCCGAGGTTTTCCCCGATCTTGGCAAGATGCGGAGCGAATCCGGAGCCAAAGTCGCGCAGTGCTTCCCATCCCATTTTGATGCGGGCAAGGGTCGCGTCGAGCACTTTGAACGACGCCAGCTTCGCGCTGTCGATCGACAGGCCGGAGAGATCGATGTCGAACTTGAGGCTCTTGCGGAAGCTGTCGAGGAACGGCTGAAGGTTGCGCAAGCCCGCCTGGACATTACGCCACGCAGTATCGAATCCCCGCCGAACCATGGGCGCATAGCGCGTGTAGATCTCACGGCCGGCGTCGATGATCCGGCGGCCACGCTCGCGCACACCATCGGCGAGCTGGAAGAAGCCGGCCTTGGCCCGATCCCAAAGGCGGGTCAGGCGCGGGCCGAAGCTCGACCAGTTGCGGTAGATGTAGACGGCGCCGGCGGCGATGGCAGCGAGCGCCAGGCCGACAGGCGAGATCAGCGCAGCGACTGCCGACAGGCCGGTGGCGATGACCGGCAGCACCACGCCGAGCGCTCCGAGGGCAGTAACGACCAGGACGCCGGCGCCGGCCCAGGCGAGGCTCTGTTTCACCATGCCGCCGGTCGAGGCGTCGAGATCTCGAAGCCACTTCAAAGCGGTCATGAGACCGTCATTGATCGGTGGCAGCCAGGTGCCGAAAGCCAAGCCCACTTCGCGCCATGCCTGCGTTCCGATTTCGCCGAAGATGGTGAGCTGCGTATTCAGGCTCTGCATCTGCGTTTCGAAGTCGGCGTCGCTCATCGCTCCGGTCGCCTCGGCCACCCGATCGCGGATCCGCTTGTATTCATCGACGTTGGCAAGCATCGGAATCAGGAAGCCCATCACCTGCATGTCGGAGAAGAGTCCGCCGAGCGCGCCGGCGCCGTGGATTGCCTCAAGCTGTGCGCGGACCTGCTCCAGGGCGTCGGCACCTTCGAGGCCGCCGGCCTTCGCCTTCTTCATCAAGCCGTCGATTTCCTTGCCGGAAATGCCGGTCAAGGTGGAAATCTTCTGGATCACCGCTTCCAGCGGGTTGATGCCCTTGGTGGCGGCATCCTGCATCACGCCCTGGATATCAACGCCCATCTTCTCGAAGTTGCGGGCGGTCTCCGGCGACGTGATCTTCGACAGGAAATTGTTGAGGTTGTTTGCCGCCTCGGCCGGATCGGCGGTTCCCTTCTTGGCGATCTGCAGCATGGCGGAGAGCTGTGTCGCCGCCGTCCGCCCGGTAATACCGAGTTTGGCCATCTGCCCGGTCAGGCCGGGGAAGGATTTCGCCATGTCCTTCAGCTCGAAAGAGCCTTCCTTGCCGGCAACGATGAGCCCGGCCATGGTTGCGTCCAGTTGGTCGGCCGGAAGCTTCAACGTCTGCAGGAGAGAGACGGCAACGCCGGCCATGTCGTCGAACTCGGCGTTCGCTGCCTTGGTGGCACGGCCGATGCTTTTGAGGGAATTGTTGACGAGCTGCTCATCGAGGCCGGCGGCGATCATCTTGCCCGCGCCCTGGGCGATGGTGTCGGACGTCTGGCCGACCGTCAGCGCAAGTCCCTCGAACCGTCCCTTCAGCTCATCGACCATCAGATAGGCTTGCGCGCCTGTCTTGTTCGACGTTCCGGCAATGTCGAGGAGCCGCTGCTGGAACGCAGCCGCCTCCTTCATCGGCTGCATGAAGGAGATGGCGGCAATCGCCGTCCCGACCAGGCCGATTTTCTTGGCCGTGTCGACGACGCCTTGAATGCTGCGGCGAAGGCCACGCAATGGCGAAGAGAGAAGATCTCTAAGACGGACCAGAACGTCCAGCGACATCGACCTTGCCATGAATCACTCCAGGGTTTTGGCGTGTTGCCGCCATTCCATTATGCAGTTCCACCAGTACGTGAGAGTTTCGGCGTCGAAGCCGTCGATATCCGACGCCGAAATTGAGGTATTGTCAGCGAGAGCGCCGACCATCAGCCGCCAGTTTTGCGGCCATTGCTGACGAAAAAAACGAGAATGCCGCCAGCTCGATCGATGTCGCTCAAGTCCATATTGTCGAAGAGCGCATTCATCGTCGCCTGATTGATGCGGGTCGATCGCGCGAAAGTCACAGCGCTCTGATGTTCGCTGCCTGCGGCTGAAATGGCACGCATATCCGCGCCATTGAGGCGATGGAACGTCAAGTCGCGGTAGACACGTTCCCGGACCTCGCCTCCCTTCCTGATGCGAAGAGTGACCGGGAAACTGAGAGGAAGAGTTACAGAACCATTCTCGTTCTGGACGGCACCTTCCGGCAGTCGGTCGGCGGAGCCTGCGTCTTCATCGATAATGTCGGGGTCACGCGGATCATCGAGCGAAACCACGGAGCCCAGATCGACGACGTTCTCAAGCTGGTTGTCGGCGGCGTCTTCGTCGAGATCGATGGTCAGGCTGCTGGGCTTGGAAATAGCGTCACTCATGCCAGTACCTCGTCAGGCTCGCCGCCTGCCCATTTGAGTTCGATCTTGCCGCCTTCGCCGCCGGTGATTTCGGGAATGTCGGTCAGGAAGGCATCGCCGAAGACGAAGGTCTGGCCGGTATCGCAGACCACCTGCAGTTCGCCTTCGCCGGGATTCCACAGGTTGCCCCAGCGCTGGCCGGCTTCGAGATTGGTGGTCGCTGTGACTTCCGAGGCCTCGAACTCCTGGGCGCGACCGGCCTTGCGGCCATAGGTGACAACATTGTTCTTGATGCCGCCGACCTTAATCTTGGCGCCCTTTTCGACAGGGATATTGCGTCCGCGCCAGACGATATCCACGATGCCCAATACTTGAGCCATGGTTCAGTGTCTCCTTACACCTGGAATTCAAGAGAGCCGGCGAGCACCATCAGGTTGCCGACGATCTTGATCTGTTGACGGCTTTCCAGCCGGTTCTTGTCGTCGGCCGAGCGCTGGAACACGCTGGCCTTGACGGTCGCCTGGACGTCCTCGATCCAGACCTTGTCGCCATAGAGCTTGCAGCGCGCGCCCCAGGAGGCATGCATGCGGCGCGGCGTGACCACGGCGCTGCCGGCGTCCTCGTCGGTGTCGAAGCGGCTGGCGAAGGAAGCGCCGCTTTCGTCATCGACCAGTTTCGAGCGCGGATACTGCAGCGAGACGTAGGCCGCCCAGTCGTAGCGGATCCGCGACAGCGTCTTCGGCGTCATGATGTCCAGCCAGGCGCGATCGAGGATGCCGAGGCTCGACGTCTTGTAGGTCGTGATGATGCGCGAGATCACCGTCGAGCCGTCCGACAGATGGTCGAAAGTGCAGATGCCCTTGTTCAAAAGCAGGTTCTGTTCGCTGTCGGTGAACTGGTCGGCAGGCAGCGGGCCTTCGAAACCGGGCACGACAAGCGACCGGAGCTGCCGGGCCGGATCGTTGGTCAGATGGAAGCAGCAAAGCGCACCGACAAGCGCTGACAGTACCCAGGGGCTGCCGACCGGCCGGTTGAGGCCCATCGCCGTGAGGTTCGGCGAATTGGTGAGCATGCCGAACGTGCCGAGCCCGCCATAAGTGCCGCGCTTGCCGACGTAACCATGCACATCGAGCTTCGACGTCGCCGTGTAGCGAACGCGCAGCCACTCGGCGAACGCTGCCATGTTGGTGGCATCGCCCCAAGGAATGATGACGTCCGTGAACCAGGTGTTCGCCAGCACGTCAAGGACCGTCTGCAGCACCGGGTTTCCGGCGCCGTTCGCCATATCGACGACCGTGATGGTCAGACCGGACGGCACGGGCGCGGCGGCCGAATCAACCCGCAGGTCGATGCCGTTGCCGACTTCGCCGCCGTTGCGCGCCGTGCAGGTGACGACGCCGAGGGCGGATGCGGCGGTGACGACATTGTCCAGGTCGGCATTGATCGCGGTCGCAAGCGCTGCCGCCATGACGGTGACCGTATCGGCCGGATTGACGGTGATGCGGATCGCGCGGCCGGCAACCTTGAACCGCAGCACGGTCGCCTGAGTGACGGCGCCGACGAAGGTGAACGTGCCCGAGGCCTTGACGGCGCCGGCGGCGTCCACCGCTGTCGTCACATACAGCGGCGACGTCATGTTGGCCTTGCGGAAGGCTGCGATCTGCTCTGCGCCGATCGAGCCGCGACCGCAAAGCGCAACGCCTTCTTCGCCGCGCGTCACCTCGACGATCTGGCCGGGCTGCAGAGAGCCGGTCGCCAGGCTGTGAGCGACGATGAGGGCCTTGGTCGGAAAAGGCAGAATGCCGACATTGGCATAGTTCGGCTTGACCTCAAGAAGGGTCGCCGGTTCCAGCCAATCATAGGGAATTTCGTTGAAGTCCATGGCTTACTTCTCTCCTTTGGACCGGCGCGTGCGCGGCGGCGTTTCGGTTACGGTGGCTTCGGTGACCTGCTCGCCCCCGGTCTCCCCGCCCTCAGGCGGCTCGACGACGGCCGGCGGTTCGATCTCGGGCTCTTCAGCTGGGGGAACCTCGGTCGGCTTTTCAGTCTCGACCAGATCGCCGCAGGCAATGCGACGGCGCACGAACAGCGTGTTCGGCGCATCCATGCCTTCGGCCGGCCACGGACGACCGTCCTCCTGGTCAACGGTGCAGCCCTCGGCGGGCTTATAAAATCCAAGCATGTCCTACTCCTCGGGTAGTTCGGTTTCGTCGCTGGCGACGGTGGTGTCGGGATCTTCGGCAAAGGCCCAGCTGGCACCGATCGTCTTGAGAGCGTCGAGCGTCATCAGGGCGAAGTTGGCCGGGCTGCTGACGAAGGCGACGCTGAAATCGATCTGGGAAATCACGACGCTGTCGTCGGTCCATCCATCGGCGATCAGGCTGTTGGCACCGGTGACCGTAGCAATGCCGACGTTCGGGATCTCGGCGGCCTGCAGCAATGCAACCGCGACGTCGAACATGGCATCAAGGCCGATACCGCGTTTGTCGCCTTTGAAGCGGGTTTCAAGGGTGTTCGAAGCCCTGAAGACGAGCACCAGGCGCCAGAGCATCTGACCTTTCAGGGCGCGGCCGCTGGCTGCGTCCGGTTTCATGCCCGTCCAGGCCAAGCCGATGAAGGGCGCCTGCTTAACAAGCCGCTCGAATTCCTTAATCGTCAGCGTCTGCGGAATACGCTCGATCGTGAAATCTTTTTCGGGAAAGGCCAGCCGCAGCCGCTCGACGATCGCCGGCTCCATCTCGCGGATCGGTGCATAAGCGAAGTCCATCAGAGGCCCCGCAAGCTGTCGTCGGTGAAGATGCGCGGCCGATCGGACATGCGCGGCCCGGAATTGACCGCAGGACCAGCCGGCTCTGCAGCCGGGACATCGAGATTGACCAGCTCCCTGGCGATGTTCTCAAGCCAGGAGATGACGTCCTTCCGGCCCTTCGACATTTCCTCGCTCGGGTCCGTGTGCTCGCCCTGGGCGAGATCGTAGCGGGCCAGGATGCAGACGGCGCGGACGATCTCCGCCGGCGGCGCGGCGATCGGCACGAAATAGCGGCCACGGATATAACCGTCGATCAGCGCTCCAGCGTCGGCGAGCGCGGTGTTGACCTTGGTTTCGTCAACCGTTTCGGCCGTGCGATCCTCCGGGCGGGAAAGCCGGATGATCTGCGTCTCACCGAAGCGGGCGATCATGTCGGAAACGGTTGCATACATAAGAGTGTCTCTGTTCGGCTGGGAAGGAGGCCGGCTGTATGCCAGCCCCCGCGTCATGGATCGTCAGGCAGTCCGGCTAGCATCGCCGTCGCACGTCGACGAAGTTGAGGCCGTGGGTCTGGTAGCTCTCGGCATATTCCGGCTTCAGCGGGTGGAGCGCGGTGGAGGCCATCAACGGGACGTCGGCATTTGCGACGATCCGGCCGACCTCCGCGACCGGCAGAACGTCGAAGACGACGAAGGCGAAGTCACTGCTGGGCATTTTGACCTTGAGGTAAATGCCCGCATCGAGCGGCACGACCTCGGCCGAGGCCGGCGCGGTCACCAGGAACAAGCTGAAGAGGCTTGCGATGATGACGGCGCTGCCGATGCCGATACTTCGAATGCTGTAGAACGAACGCATCTAAGTCCTTTCTTGGGTTTCAGGCTTCAGTCTGCCGCTGTTCAGCTCGCGTCCCGTGCGAGCCTGGGCTTCGACGCCGGATGCAGGATCAAGCCCACATGGGCGTCTCGCGGCGCTCCCGTTCTGGATGGATGCCCGGACGGCAGGGCCTCGTTTCCCCGCCGCCCGGTCGGCCCGCCCTGGGATTACTTGTCGCCGGCGTCCGCGCTGGCCTTGTTCGCCTTCTTGGCGTCGGAGAGCAGCTTTTCGAGCTTCCCGACCTTGTCGTTGGCAGCGGCCAGATCCTTGCCGGCCTTGTCCATGGCGTTGTCCTGCTCGGCCTTCAGCTCCGCTGTCTTGTCCTCGACTGCGCTCTTGACGGCGTCAGCGAAGCTCGCCTGCAGGCTCGCCTTGATCGCATCGACCTGGCGCACGACCTCAGCATTGACGCGCAGCTGGAAATCCGTCTCGGTCATCGTGTTCTCGGCGGTCTCATCGACCTCGCGGACGGTGAAGGCCGGGTCGGCGCGGAAGCGCTCCAGTTCCTTTTCGCTCCAGCGATCGGCGGGATAGAATTCGCTTGCCGTATGCTGGATGCCATTGCGCCACATGCCGGGCGAGCTGCAGATGATCTGGATCTTCAAGAGAGGTCTCCTTCGGGTTTCGGGCAAACGGCCCGGTCCGGCCGCTTGTCAGAAACCCGTCGCCGGCGGGAGGAGGAGTGCCGGCGACGGCTTGGCGGGCGAGAGTGCCCGCCACCCGGGATCACGTGAGGTACGGGATAACCAGCACTTCGGCGGTCTTGGCCCAGACGTTGCTATCGCCGCCGTTCACCAGCTCGGCGTTGAGGATCTGACGGGCAACGCCTTCCAGTGCCGGAGGAACGACCAGCTTGGTCGGCCTGATGTTGATGATCGAACCGTCGCGCTTGCGGATCGTCTGCATGGCGGTACGCGCCAGTGCATAGTTCGCCGCGTTCAACGTCGCCTTGGACTTGTAGGCGAGCTGCCAGAGGCCGAGGCCGGCGTTGCAGCGACCATCGACGCCCCAGACGAACTTGCCCTGGAAGAAGACGTTCGGATCGTCGGGGTTCTGCAGCGCGGTGAGAACGAACTTCTTGCGGTTCTGGAAGACGAACGGCTTCATCACCTGGGTGTCGTCGATCAGATACCAGGCCGGGCCGGCGCCATCGGTGAAGTTGGAAACGACCGTGGCTGCGCCATTCTCATCATAGCCCGGATGGTCAGTGTCGAAGAAATACTGGCCGTCATAGCACTTGACGGTCTCGGCCTTCTTCATCAGCGGGAAGACGAGCTGGTCGGGGAATTCGGCGGCATCCTGGCCGATCTGGCCGGCGACCGGCGTGAAGATGCCGATCTGATCGTCTTCGATCTGCGATTTCTTGATCGAGATCGTCTTTTCGAACTCGCGGTTGCGGATGACGTAGGTCTGACCGGACAGGTCATGAACGACGCGATCGCCGATCCATTCACGCATTCCCGGCATATCGTCCAGGCGGGGATATTCGTTCATCGCCGTGGTCGATGGCACGGTCATCGCGACGGAAGTGTAGAACGTCGGGACAGACGCGAAGCGCACATTATACGCGGTCGAAAGGCCGGTATAGATGCCCTTCAGGGTGTTGGAATTGATATCCAAAGCTCGCTCCTTAGAGGGTTTTCAGCCAGACGCCGTCCGCGTCGATGGCGTCGATGGTGCCGATCTGAAGCAGCGCGCCGGCCGTCAGGGTGAAGGTGTCGTCGGCGCTGGCGTAGACGGCAGCGCCGATGTTCGCGACGGTGGCGCCGGCGAGCGGGATGACGCGAACGTCCTTCTCGATCTTGACGTACTGGTCGCCGGTCTGGCCGGTGCTGTTGTCGATCCGCTCCTCGGCGAAACCGATGAGCTTGACGGCGCTGGCGTGAGCAGCGGGAACGGCTTCTTTGTTGGCGGTGATGCCGACGGCGGCGCCGCCATAGATGATCACGCCGGCAAGAACCGGATAGCCGTAGGCGCGGCCGAGGCCGGGCTTCTTCTTCGCGCGGATATCATTCGTCGCCGTCATGTCAGTTGCCCTTTCCGTGCAGCGCCTTGGCCGTGTCGGCGTAGGCCTTGGGGTCGATGCCCATCATCGCCATGACCTCATTGTCTTCGGCGGTGAGCGCGTTGTCGTCGGCGCCAGGCTGCTTGCGTCCGCCGAGGCCGCCTGCATTGAGCGACGGCATCAGCTTGATTTCGCTTTCGACCTCGGCCGGGTTCTTCATGTGCCGGGTGATCATGTGATCGCGCAGCGCCGGCACGATTTTGCCGGCCTCGATCGCGCCGTCGATCGCGGCTTCGGCCTTGTCTTTGGCCGTCGTGGTTGCGAGCGCGGTAAGCTGCGACTGAAGCGAGGTCAGCTGCGTCTTCAGCTCGGCGTTTTCGGCTTCGGTCGCCGTCGCCTTGCCGCGCGAGTGGATGGCCGTCACCAGCGCATCCGGAGCGGTGTCCCTGGCGACGCCGGCCGCCTCGGCGATGCGGGCCATAAGGGCGGCGGCGCCGGCCTGGGCGGTATGAGCTGTCGCGACAGCCGCCAGAATGGTGGCTTCATCGGCAGTTTCGGGAAGGCCGAGAGCCTTCCGCAACTGTTCAAGCATTGCAGTCTCCTCGGTTGAATGAAGGGATTTCAGGTGGGAAATGTTGGGATCGTTGGTCAGCGAGACGCGGGCAACCTTCAGGATGCGGTAGGGCTTCTGCAGGGTGTGCAGAAGAACCGGCGACAGGAAGCCGTATTCCTTGGCCGCCACCATGCGCTCGCCCTCGGGCGTCCACTCGACGCGGCCATAAAGGCCGTCATCACGCTTCTCCAGCTCGACGATCCAGCCGCGCGCTGGGGCCGAATGGCCCTGCTTGGCAGCAAGATCGGTCGAGTGGTTTTCATCGACAGCGACGCGACCACCCTCCTTGTTGAAGGTGCTGATCAGGGCATCCATATCCGGCGCCGCCCAAGGTCCGCGACCATCGACGCCTTTGAACTCGGTCGCCGGAAGCAGATGAAGCCATTCCGGCGCGCCGGCGTCGGAATGGTTCAAGGCGCGGATGATTGAGTTGATCGCTTTTTCCATGGCACGAGATATGCCATGGCGCCAAAGCCCATATCATGCCCGCCGAGGCGGGCGGGAGGAACTGGTCAGCGATAAGGGGAAGAGCTAGGGCCGGGTCGAATACCGGTCAACGAAATCGAAGACGATTTCCGCGATCGACGTCTCGTCGTCATCCGATATACCGAGGAAGGGACGTTCCGGCAAGGTCACACTGTCGGCCACGACCAGGCGCCCGCCGATCCGGAAGTAAAGGTGGCTCGCCGTCTTTGGCTTGATCTCGGCGCCGAGCTGGTGCGCGGCGGCATAAATCGTGTCCGTCCCGACGCGAACCTCATCAGGTGAAGCCTGGGAGTTGATGCTGTCGCGCAGCCGGCCGCTTTCGGAGAGAATTCGGGAATTGCGCTTGCCTTCCGCATATTCCGGATTGAGCGGCGCCCAGGCCTGGCCGTCCGGATCGGTCTGAGTGATGAAACGCATATGCGTCGATCCGACCAGCTCGACGCCGATCGCGGACATCACCGGCCGCGTATCGCCCATCAGGTGCTGCAGCTGGTCGAAGCCGCGCCGCACCTGCTTGTCCATCACCTCGGCTGTGATCGAGAGGGCCGCGCCCGCCATGTTTGCCTTTCCGCCCGGTCGGGCTTATATTGATCGGGACGCGCCGAGCAGGAAGCGCACCCTTCAGGGTGAGTGGGATTGGCAGTTCCGGCCCCCCGGCGCGTCATTCTCCAAAACGCCGTTTGATCTCATTCGCATTCGTCCGCCTCAGCGAGACGAGATAAACTTCCTCGCGATCGGCCTTTTTCACGACCTTGACCGCCGCCTGGTAGAGCTGCCCGTCATGCTCGCCGACGAAGGCCCACCGGCCGTTTTGATCCTTGACCAGGCGGCCGGCCGAGGCGAGCTGGCGCGGGATGACGCCATAGGCCGCCGGCGTGGCGATGGTGTGCTTCACATGGCTGCGAATCGTGTCGGCCGACAGGCGGATCTCGGTTCCGGCCTTCAGCTCGAGGAGCGCGGAAACTTCTCTCGAGACAATTCCGACAGGCGACCAGGAGCCGTCCGGCCATTTGCCGCGCAAGGCCGAAGACACGAATGCCGCGACGTTCGCCTCGTCTGCAGAGACCGCTTTCGGACCAGGTGCGGTTTGCTCCAGCCACGCTCGGCCGGGATTATAGGCAAAGGACGGATCGACGCCGAGCGGCTGATCGGTGCCGAGCTGGTCGAGATCCGGCGCGCGATCGGGACCGGCCTTGCCGAGCCGACGAAGACCGGGGCGAGAAACCGGCGTGACGAAGCAGCCGCAACCGAAGCCGTTCGGCGGATAGGCGGTTTTCCAGAATGGATCGTCAGCGGCAAGGCAAAGCCCATCCCAGGCCTTGTGCTGAAGGCGCGGATGCACGGCGCCGGAATGGTGGTACTGCCAGTAAGGGAATGTCGCGAGCGTGTCCGGCTCGGTCATCTGGGAATAGCGGCCGGCGGCGTAGGCCGTGCGGAGGTTCGTTTCGAAGATCGTCTTCGTCCGCCAGCCGCGCTCACCCTTGTAGCTCCAGCCGTGCCGCTTCACGATCGCGTCGAAATCCTTGCGGAAGTCGTCGAGTGTTGTGCCCTGTTCGAGGGCTTTGGCGATGGCTCCTTTAAAGTCATCAACGAGCGCCTTGCTGTTGGCGCCGGCAACCATGAACATCTTCGAATGGGCGGCATCCCAAACATCGCGCCAGCTTTCGGTCGGCGTGCTGACCTTCTGCCGGAAAAACGCGATTGCCTCGTCGAATGGCAGATCGATGGCAGACACGGTCGAAGCCATCCGGGCGACGGCCGTTCGCATCGTTTTCAAAGGGGTTTCAAAGCCCGTAGACGCGTTTCGAAGGTTTTTTCGGATCACCGCAGCGCCAAGGCCGTCCACGCGCGTCTGTGGGCCTCTAATCATGATTAGCCCTTTAGGTCATCGAGAAGCGCCGCTTGACCAGCCAAATGGGCTAGCGCCATACCCCTGGCCATAGCCTCCGCCAGCTCGTCCGGCGCCAGCTCAAGGCGCGCCAGGCGCTCGGCCGCGTCCCTCAAATCAGACGCCTGCATAAGCGCCGCCTTCACCTCGTCGATCACGCCGGCCATGGCACCGGCGGCGTCCCGCTCCAGCCGATCGGCAAGCCGGTCAATCACGTCGTCGCTCTCCGATCGAGCGTGAGCCGACCGATCGAACAGATGTTTGAAGCTGCTGTGAACGGTCTTTTCCGGCCGTTCTTTCGCCGCCGGCAGCGCGGCCGGATCGTCACCCGGAGCAGGCGCCGGCTTTCGCCCGCCGATCAACACAGCGCCGGTCTTCGGCGCCGGGATGCCCATCCGGTCCTGAAGGAAGCTTTCTTCGGCTGTCAGCCCGTGTTTCGCGAGCTTGTCAAAAGCCTCGGCGAAATCCTTGATCGGCAATTCGTCCGGCCGGCCGATCTTCACCTGCGGATAGTGATCCTGCGGCCCGAAATTGAAAGCGATGATGTTTGGAATGAGCTGCGAATTGACAGTGCCAGTCAGGCACATGGCATCCGAGCGTTCGATGTCCTCCTGCACCAGGCGGTGCTCCTGGCTGACGGCATGCCCGCCCGAGATAGCATCCGTCGTCGTTGTCTGGCCGAGCACCAGCTTGGAGACCTGGCGATCGAGCCAATCGGCCCGGCGCTCATACATGTCGGTCGAGGAAGACTTCGAACCGACATCGACGAACTCGACCAGCATGTCGCGCGGAATGATCGCCGCGCAGTCCCCGGCGATGCTGCTGACCGCCCGCCAGAGAACATCCTTCTGCGCCTCGGTGGCGCCTGGTCCGTAGCGGCCGAGGCGGATCGGCTGGCCGTAGTTCTGGGCAAAGATCGCCCAGTCCTTGATGGTGAAGCTTTTGAACATCCACGCCCAGGAAGCGACACGGGCGATGCCGGAGCGAATTGTCAGGCCGGATTTCGTCTTGTGGCGATGGACGATGAACTTGTGAGGAGCGAGCGGCGTGCCGGCGACACCTTCGCGAAGGAGAACGGTTTCGCCGTCCTCCTGGTCGAAGGTGAACCAACGCTGGGTGCGCCAGGTCAGCTCGCGAGGCAGCATGCTTCCAAGCCGATACTGCCAATCGATCTCGGTAACGGACAGGCCTTTGCCCACGGCGTCGAGCATGTCGAAAAGCGAACCCTGCAGAACGCCGTCATCAATCCAGGACTGCACGAGCGCGGCATGCTTTTTGTGCTCGGCGGAATCCGATGCAGCCTTCACCGTGATCGGCAGTTGCGAGACCGAGCGCTTGCGAGTGGCGAGCACGGCGGCATAGTGCAGGTCGCGCTCCTCGATATCCTCTGCCAGCTCGAAATAGGCTTCCGGTTCGCCGTTGGCAGCCGAGCGAAGAATGCTGGCAAGCCGCTGCGGCGTCATGCCGTCCGCAGGATGGCCGGAGAAGGGATTGCGCATGCTGCCGACGCGCGCGTCCGCCACCTGCTCCATCAGCTCCTTGCCGAGGACGATCCGGCCGAGCCAATCGCGAAACGATGCCATTACAATGATCCCCTCAGGTGGACGTTGATGCTGTTGCGGCGGTCCTCTTCGAGCGGCGGCCCGCCGTTGTGACCGACTTGCGAGGCGGTTGCTTTCCGCCTGGTCTCGTACTCGTAAGAGATCGGTTCCTGCCGGCTGGCGAAGAAGGCGAGCGCGCCGGCCGGCGCGGTGTCGCCGTGGCGCTCGTATCCATCCGCGCCCTTGCTCGTGTGATTGTCCGGAACCTTGATGATGCCGTTGACATAGGCGAGCGCCTGGTGGTCGGCGAGGACGTCGGCGTCGCGCGGCAGCAGGATCGTCTTGTCCGAGAAGGCCTCGATATAAGGCAGCATGTTTGTGCTGTACCAGGACTGGTTCAGCTTGACCTCGACGATGGTGTCGCCGTAGCGCTGCCGCGCCTTTTCAGCGAGATATTCACCGTTGCCGGTGGCGTCTAGGGCGCCGCCCATCAAACGAGGCAAGGCGTCGACGACGTAGAACAGAATGTCGCGCTGCTGGTCGTAGGGAATGTTTTTCAGTTCCAGGACAAAGCAGGCGCGCCGGACCAGGTCCAGACCGATCTCGATCGGGATAATGGCGGTCTTGTCGCCGCTGCGGGCGAAGTCCTCGCCGAAGGCATGTTCCCGATCGGGATCGAGGCGGCTTAAAAGCGGCTTCAATTGCGTCCTGCAGAATGCGTCGGCCTGGCGCGCCCGCTCTTCGTCGGAAAGGTTCTTGAAGTCGTCGTTGCGATCCCAGCGGACGACCGGGATATCCGCCGACATGCAGCTCTCGATGAGAACGCGTGTCAGCGCTGCACCTTCGCCTTCGGCCGGAATGGCGTCCAGCTCCTGTTTCATCTTGGCAGTGCGCGACCCATAGGCACCGCGGATCTGCTTTTCCCAGGCGTCCTGCTTTTCCTGGCTCCAGTCCTCGCCCTTCTGATCGCAGACCTTGCGGAAAAGCCCGTTGTCGATCGCTGCCTGGAACGGGATGTAATGGTAGCTGAAGGGGATTTTCTTGGCCTGGGCATCAAGGCAGAGCTGGTTGAAAGCGTTGAGGAAGCCATTGTGCGAGGAGATGACGCGGATCTTGCCGCCCCAGATCAACAGCGCGTTGACGGCGTCGAGCACTTCATGGACGTTCTTGTGAAAGGCTGCCTCATCGATGACGACGGTTCCCTGCAGGCCGCGAATGTTTTCCGGCCGGGATGACAAGGCCTCGACGCGGAAGCCCGAGGCAAAGGAAATTCGATAGCCCGAGATGAAGGCCGTGGTACCGTCCGCGCGTTCGTCGACGAAGATACTGTCCTCGATCGCGGCAACTTCCTTGGCGACGGTGTAGGCGAAGTGCTTCACATACCCAATGAACTCGCGGCCCTTGTCCTTCGTGTCGCCGATGTAAAAGACGTTCTGCCCGCCCGCCGATCGCGCGGCCGAAGCGATCAGCGTATCGTCGAGCGCCTCGGCAAAGGTGATGCCGGTACGACGTCCCTTGGCGCAAACCTTCAGGTCGCTCTCGTCCTCAAGCCACTCGGCCTGGTGACGCATCAGCACGCCCTCGGCGAGCGGATCGAGATCCTCGGGAATGTCGGCGCCGCGCAGCAGCTCGTCCGGTAGCTTTGCCGGATCTCGCGTCAGGACAACAACCTCTTCGGAAACCGCCTCGGTCATCGAGCGCCCTTCATCAGCATGAAGGTGACGACGACGGACCAGACGGCAGCGCCGCCGATCAGGAGGCAGGCAAACACTAGCAGCGGCGAAACGAAGAGCGCCGCCGCCAGGCCGGTGACCAGGAGCAGCAAGAGGAAGGCAAGAAGATTGGATAGGATCGCGAACGCGACGAACAGGGCCATCGCAATGGCGATGCCCTTGGCGATTTTCAGGAACATGGCTTCGTCCTTTCCTCGGGAAAGCCCGTTCCCTGACAAGGCTCGCAATCGGCCTTCGGATCATAGACGATGCTGGAGATGGTCCCGTTCGGCCGGTAGGTCACGCGTTTGACCTTTTGGCCGATGCCTCTGCAGCGCTGGCAGGTCGCGGCCTCGGTCATGCGGCATCCTTCTTCTGCTTTGCCTTGACACCGAGGAAGTCACGGCGGAGTTGCGCGACAACTTCGGCCGACATGCCTTTTTCCTTGGATACATTCTCGATCGCCTTCTCGGCCTGGGCCTTGAACTTGGCTTCGATCTTGTCGCGCCGGGCGCTTGATACCGACTGCGCATGGGTCGCCGACCGGAGCGCGTCGGCAAGCGCCTTCGCATCTTTGGAGCCGATCTTGCCGCGCTGGGTGCGCAGCATCGTGAAAATCAGGGCCTTGATCGCCTCGGCCGCAACCAGCGTAAGATCGTCGCTTTCCTCCGGATCAAAGGTGTCGGAGATCGCCGCCGCCATTTCGCGCGTCTCATTGAGGTCGCGCGTCATGGCGTCGAGGTTGATCGAATAGCGGTTGAAAGCCGAGAAGCTCGGGATCGTGAATTCCAGCTCGCCACGGCTCTCGCGCTGCAGCGCTTCGAGCTTGCCGGAAAACTCCTTGTAGATTTCGAGCTGTGTGCGCGCATTCTCCTGCAGCTCGGCCGCCGCCCACATGACGACCTGGTTGCACTCCTGCGGCAGGAGCTGGATCGACGATAGCCGGCCGCGACCTTTTCTCGCCATGGTCAGGCTCCCGGCCGAGACGGCCGCTTTACGCCCTCGATCGCGACGTGCCGGTCAACGTGTCTCTTGCCCAGCGCCGTCAAGGTGATGATCTTCACCGTGCCGGCCGGGACCACGGTCACCGCACCCATGTTGCGGAGATACTCCACCTCGCCGTGGATCCACGGCCGCTCCTGGTGGATGCCGAAGCGGGCAAGCACCGGCTCAAGCATCGAGCTGCTCAAGCTTTCGTTGGTTTGCTCGGCCAGCGCCTTCAGAATGATGAGACGCGCTTCCTCGCGCATGGCGCGCCTCCGGAGGAACGACGATCGGAGGCGGCGCCGGCAAAAGCGTGACCTCGTGGCGCTCAGTCTGGGAGCAAGCCGACGCGATCACCGCTGAGGCCACAATCGTTGCCCTTAGGAAGCTGCGCATTCTTCGCCCTCAAATCTGCAAGTGCCTGTTGATCGGACCGGCCCTTTTCGGCCAGGTCCGCTTGGATCTTCACGACTGCGGCCGCCTGGTCGGCAGCGCGCTTGTTGGTGTCGGCGTTCGCCTTCTCGATTTTGGCAGACCAGTAGGCGTCACGTTCGTCGCCCTTCAGCTTGACCGCCTCGTTAACCATCCCCCGAACCTCGCGGACGCCGAGCAGCGCCAGGCCGAGGACGGCAATCACGAGCAGCGCAGCGAGCACGACGTAGACCGTCGTCTTCGAAAACAGTGCGGTCATTGAACCTCTCCGCTTTCCGAGGTCGGCGCGGCCATCATCGCGGCAGCTCGGAAATCCGAAGCGCCGGAGAAGCGGTGGACGCCGAGCATGCCGGCGATCAGCAGAAACGTGCTTGGGGTGATGACGGGGGCGAGCTGCACCGCCTCGGCCGAGTGATAGACGACGGCCGCTACCAGGATGAAGCCGTTGACCAGCCACGCCAACCAGAACGACGCCCAGAGCTGGCGTCGCGAAAGGCTATAGCTGGGCTTGGAGGAACGATGGTCAGGCCTCATTGCGCGAAACCTCACCCGCTGCGGTCGCGCGGACGCGCCCCCCGACAGGCGCTTGGCCCGTCTTAGGCCAGCGGATGCCGACGCAACGGCGCTTTTCGACCGGGGAGAATTTCACGCTGTTGCCCTGGTTGCCGCCCAGCACAATGTAGTTTTCATCATCCTCGCCGGCGTACAGGCCGACGTGACCGCCGCCAGGCCGCTGGAAAACGAGGATGGCGCCGAGCGCCGGCGCCGTCATGGGCTGGCCAAACTTTCCCCACTCCAGCGCGCCGAGCGGGTTCGCCGGCAACTTCTCCTGCGGCAGCGTGGTCGAAATCAGATTGCCGATAAAGAGGCCACACCATGGCGTGTCGTCGTTGGTGTAGAAGCTGGCGATCCAACCGCCGAGCCGTTTCGCCCATCCAATAATAGTCGGATTGGACGCAGCGCCGGCGATCTCCTTCAGCCCCATGAAGCGCCTCGCCTCGCGCATCCAGACGGGCTCCGCCGGGATGCGGGGCGCAGGCGTGACGGCAACGGGAGCGCTGCTCGGCGCTCTGGCGGGATCGCACCGAAGCGCCTCGATCGTGGCCTCATCGGCCTGCCCTGTTTCAGGCAAAGCCTCTGCATGCTGAAAACGCTTGAGGGCCTCGATAGTGGCCCGGCCGTGGACGTCATCGACGACGCCTGCATAAGCGCCGTGCAGCCGGAGGCGCTGGATAAGCCACTGATCGAAGTTTGTCATGAGGTGCCCCTGTCGAAGCCGCGAACGCGGCCGAATATGGGGGCAACAATAGCTGGAGGACCGCGCTGAGGGTCATGCCCGCCGAGGCGGGCGGGTCAGAACATTTCGATTTGTCGGGGGTCTTTCTTGGCCGTCACCCGCTCTTTGGGGGCTCGGCTGAAGAGCTTTTCGACGCCGGTCTCTGTCAGGCCGAGGCGTCGCGCGATCATCGCGTTGCTCTCGCCGTGGGCTCGATAGTGACGAGCGCGGAACTCGCGGGCGACTGGCACACGTATATAGCCGCCCGAAAACATTTTGGAAAGCCGGGCCGTATTGTCAACGCCGATCTCGGTTGCCAGTGTCGAGCCGTGCGCGACTTTCGGGACATAGACGCGAATACCGCCATGGACATCCGTCAGCTTGAGAAAGCCCTCGTCTCCGAGCAGCTCGTGAAGCTCGGTCGTCAGATCGCTCACTTCGAACCTCCCAAGCCTAGCTGGATCTCAAGCCGCATCTGCTCGGCCCGCAGCTGGCGGAGCCGCTGCTCGCGGCGAATACGCGTCTGCGCATCAACGCCGCCCCTTTGAAGCTTCCTCGAAAGCTCTTCACACTGAGCTTTAACGGAAGCCAACTCGGAACTTTCGAACAAGGGCATGGCATTCAGCATGATCATGTTCCTTCCAGGAGGGACAACTGAGGTGCTGTGATTTACGAGGAGCCGGGACTCCATGACGTGCAAGGCGCCGGAAGAAGTCATCGCTTGCCCGCCCGGATCTGCTCGCCGAAATGGTTCATAACGGCCTGCCAACCGGCTCCGGTGACGTCCTGGAGCATGGTCTTCCCCGTCAGCCTCGCTACCTCGGCATCGAAGCCCTTGCGGACGATCAGGGAGGTTGCGCCGGTGAGGATCTTCCATTGCGCCCAGGCGACCTTGGCGCCATCTGCCGAGAGCCATTCCTGGCCGTTGGTATTGCCATAGGAGACGCCGGCTTCGCGTTTGATCCAGCCTTTCAGCGCGCCGATCGCGCTGTTGGCATCGTCCGCGTAGACCAAGAACCGCGTGTGATCGAGGCCGGTCTGACGTTTCACGAAGGCGATAAGCGCTTTGTCATGCCGGTCGTGGACGATCCCGAGGTTCCAAGCGGCAATCCAAAGCGCCTGCAGCTTCTTGACATATTTGCCGGTGAGCTTTTGCCGGCCATCCGCACGGCGAGCCGCCGGAGCTGGCCTGAAACCCTCATTGCGGAAGACGGTCAGCACCTTCTCGCGCTCGGTTTCTGTCATATCCTTGGCGGATTGCTTGCCCGTGATCCGGGCAAGCTTGGCGCGATAGGTATGGGCGAGGAACTGGTTGCGGGTCTCCTCACTGGCGTCTTCCCAGGCTGTGACGAGACGAGACAGCAGGGTCGCCTGCTCGATCTGCGCCTTCGGGAGCTTCGGCGCAGGATCGACCAGTGCGAGCGCCTTTTTCAGATCCCGCTCCGTGCGGAATGCGATGGCGGTCTGTCGCTGCTTCTGCGGTTCCATCTTGGCGATCTTGAGCAAAGCAGACTGGTTGTCTGCGATCGGCGTTCCACGCACTGCGGCTCGAACGTCCGGATGCAGGTTCTGCGCGATCATATTCAGGCGCTTAACAGCCGGGACGGATACACCCATGCGATCGGCGACGTGCTTGGAAAAGCCGCCAGCGCTTTCGTCTTCGAGTAATTGGATCAAGTTGATCCTATTTCCTGGGCGACCCTTTTCGATTTTCCCGTGCTTTTGCTCCCAAATGTCACGGTAGGACTGGACGAATACCGCGCGGTCGATGACCGACAGCTCATTTCGAAAGAGGTTTTCCGTGATCTCGATGAGCTGGGCTTCGGCCTTGTCGCCCTCGACGATCATCGCGTCGATTTCGGCCTCTTCGTTGATCTGCTCTGCCCGGATGCGATGGGCGCCAGCGACAAGAGTATACTTGCCGCCCTTCGCATTGGGCGTGCTGCGAACGGTGATGGGGTTGATCAGACCATGCTCGACGATGCTCTGAGCGATCGCGATCGCATGCTCTTCTTCGACAGCGCGCAGCCGCTCTGGAATGACGACGTCTGAAATCAGGATGCGTTTGAACTCGGCCATTATGCGACTTCTTCTTCTGCTGTCGTTTGGAGGGTGATGAGCGCGCGGGCGCGAAGCGCCATCGTCCTATAGTGAGCGGCGAAACGTAGACTGCCGAGGCGGGCATCGACCATGCGGAGCGCCCGGTTGATCGCCTCCCGAGAACGGTTTTCGGTTTCGACGACGCGCCGCTTAGGCCACTTGAATTCCGTGACCATGAGATGCATCGCGACCTGGCGTGCGAGCGCCGCATCGAACCAGTCATGCGGCGGCTCCACGATTTCGCCGACCGCAAGGTGCGGAAAGCCTTCTCGGACTGCCGCAAAGCAAGCATGAAGATGCGCGTGATAGAGCGCGTTCTGGTCGAATACGTTCAAGGTCATGGCATCACACTCGCGACCAAAGCCACAGCCGCCGCCGCGAGCCCTGCAAACGTCACGCCGAAAATCAGGACCAGATTTGCAAGCTCGCAAACCGGGGAAGGTGAGGGAATGAAGGGGTTGCGCATGTCTATGCCGCCGTGCCGTTTTGGCGTTGTGCCATCGTGGCCGGACGCTCATAGTTCTCGCGGGGTTGGCCGCCTTGACGGAGGCATAGGCGCCACGTGCTGCATTTACTCCTACATCGCTATTTACGAATTGGCGCTGCTTCTGCCTGAGCGCCTCCTTCCGCTCGTGACGCGCGGCGCGCTCCTTGATGGTCTCCTCTCGAATATCAGCACCGCACTCTGTTGCGCGTGCTTCTATGACAGCCGCAGCTCCCTCGGCTCCCCATCGTTCAAGCCCTACCCACAAACGCGTCTTAGGTAGCCACGGCGGAACGCTCGGCTTCGCCTCCGTGGGAATGAAAACGGTGAAGTCCCATCCATCGTTCAGCGAACGATTTTTAATCGCGTCCATCTCGACACGAGTCCAAGGGGTCTGGCCCCAGGTCGCACGATAAAGCACTACGACCAATCGCGCCTTTACAGCGTAGACTTCACTAAAAGCCTCTTGGCCATCCCGGCCCGCTATCTCCTTCTGGCGCTCAGAATAGATGAACGTTTGTAGCCGGTCTGATATCAGATCGTTCAGCTGGGTTGCGATGGCTTCATCCTGAGCTGCGAAGGAGAACGCAACTTCATACTCGAAGTCCCTGTTGGTCATTGCTTCTCCCCACTACTGAATTAGACCAAGTGGCTTTGCTGTTGCCTTTGTTATCGCGCATTCGCCCGGAGCGGGCTCGGAGATAATCACCACCCGATTATGAATGTATGCAAGCGTCTCAGCGTCAGAAAGGCCCGCTTCCGCAAAGTGCGCTTCAAGCGCCTCTTGGTTCAGCTGGTAGTCACATGCTTTAGAAAAGGCCATAATCTGAGCTAGCCCACTCGCCTGATTCCGTTTGGCTGAATTCATCTCTGCTGAAGCGTCACTGCTCGTATTCAATGTAACGAGCGCGGCCGTGAACAACACTGAAATGCGCATCTCTGCTATCCCTCAATGACTAACTCCCTTGAGCAAAGCCGGGACTGAGCGACGTAGGAGCTAGCACACCGGAATTCGCGGGAAGAGTCGTTTCCCGCCAAGCTTCGCGGGCGTGAACTCAAAACCCATCTGGGACTGTGGCCAAGAAGTCCCCAAAGCCAACCGGAAAGCCGGACTTTGATGCCATCGTCTGGATGGTGATGGCGGACGTGTTCACAGTCTGAGTTAGGTCAGTTCCCGTGAAATATTCCGATCCGGCCTTTCGAGCCGTTTGCAGGCATTCGAGCCATTTCTGAAAGAACTGGAAGGCCCACTTGCCGCGATACCGCGTATGCGGTCTAGGGCCGCAAAAGCGACAGCGTGATCGCTGGCCTCCTGCGCCGCCGGCTCACGCGGAAGCTTAATCACCTCTATTGGCGCAGTCTCCGAGGCGGCAATTGCCTTCAATTCGACCTTGGCGATATCCTTTAGCTTGTTGGATTTGGTCACATCTAGACCCAGTTGTTTGGCCAGAAATAGCCGCTCGTTCAAGGCCCGAGTAGCAGTCAGGAAGTCGGCGTAATCCTTATCAAACACAGCCGTTATGGCTGCTCTGAGATCAGGTGCCCCGTCGCAATGAAATTCGTTCTTGAGCAGGTTCTCCAGCGTGTCGCGATGAACCACCGTGTTCTCGATGGAGTATTCTTCAGTCATGAAGAGCTGGTCGGACGGCTTGAAGCCCATCAAGTCGTCGAAGTCCCGATCCACGAAGAAATAAACCCCATCTGCGAGCCTAGCCTTGTCCTTGACAGCGGCATCGTGAAGTTGGAGCACCTGCCTCTTGCCCTTGCACGTTAGCGGTTCGTAGACAAATCCCGGACGTAGCCGGGAAATCCACTGCGAGAAAGCAAGTTTGTCATCCGGGCCTTCAAAGGCCAGGATGATGGTGTTCGGCAGCTTCGACCGCGACGTTATTAGCATAGCTTTCAGAACGGCTGAGCGTCCTCGCGCTTCGATGAGCTTTTGTACCTCTTCGTCAATCTCCCCCACCATATGCCTACTCGCTCAGATCAGCTTCAATTTCGAGGTCTGTCTCATCACTCATTCGCGCCAGCGCTTCCTCATCAACCTTGACTTTGAGGGCGCGCGCATAGGGCTCCAGCTCATTGTCGAAGACGAACGGCGAATGGGTGATGGCAATGATTTGCTTACAGTAGGGACTGCGTAAGACGTCTATTAGAATGTGTCGTTGCCAGTCGATGGAAAGCGAAAGCTCGGGCTCATCGACCAAGATGATTTTCTCTCCCGAGTACAGGTAGAGTTTAGCGAAGAGCGAAATCATCTGCTTCTCGCCAGACGATAGGGCGTCGAGCTGGATTTTTCTGCCCCATGGTACGCTCTCGACGTGGATTTTAAGGTTACGTCGATTGAGCTTCAATTCTTTGCTGTCAACGGCGGGTGGTTCCGGGGGGCTGTCGCTAGGGAAGCTGGTGCTAAGGTCGCGTAGAGACAGATATTTGTTACAGCTGTCAACAAACTCCTGAACCTTGCCCTCCTTCTCACGGGTCACGGAAATCACCTTGTCCAGCTTCGACAGGAAGTAGATGAGGAACTTGTTGCTGGGCTTTTCGAGGTCTGCGCTCAAATTAGCGATATCGGGTATCGATATGTCATGAACCGGGAACATCCTGGCTTCCCGACCGTCCTTAAGGCGACTCAGGAAGAGTTGCAGCTCGTCCTTGCTGGGCAGCTTCTCATCGCCGTAGGTAAACTTATCGAAGGTCCCGTCCATCAACTCATTGATGATGTTTGCACTGATGGTTCGATATCCCCGGTTCGACTCGTAAAGGATCTCCTCGTTAATGCCCCTCAGGTGCGCCGAAATGTCTGCTAGGCCGAATTGTATGTCGCCGGTGAAGAGCCCATGCCCTGAGAAAAACCGCTTCTTTCGCGGCCGCCTGAGGCCTGGCTCCTTATCGAGAAGCGGCAGCTCTACCCGCCGGTAGGTGGGCAGATAGACCAATTCAACGTCTTGCAACACCTCGTCTAGGACGGAAACAATCCACGCAATATTTGGAAAACTCTCCAGGAGGCCTTTGTAGACCTTATCGCACGCGGCGACTGCGTCACTCTGACGATATCCGTGGGCGCGGTAGATGGGACCAAATACCGCGTGGTCAGTATTCGGCCCGTATCGCACCGAAATCATCTAAGAGAAAGTTCAGAAGAATTCGAGGTTCAAGTTCCCACCGTCGGGCGCTGCTAATGACTACGTCCGTCATCTGAGCGCCGAGAAACTGGTCGAGTTCTTCGCGCTCAAGAACAATCTCCTCATCGACGCCGCGAAGTGTGCAACGGATGGAGTCAAATTTCAGACCGCGAAGCCTTCCAAATTGGCGGCTGAGAAAGGCGTTCATGGCGCCTATCAGCGTCGTTTTGCCCGAACCGTTCTTGGCAATAATGACGGTGGCTGCGTATTCCGACGCGAGTGAAATGGTGCGGTAACCGTATAGATTCACGATGGAGAAAGACCGAATTAGCGACTCTGCGCTGCCAACATCTGGCTCACTCTCGATTATCGTCAC